TTACTCGTTGGCGTAATAGAATTCGTAATACAAACCACCTAGCTTGTAACGATTTAAAGTACATTCAAGAACACCAGCATCAGAGGTTAAAAGCGGCGTCAAAACATTATCAAGACACGTCATGTAAGCACCTGGAATGCCATACACTGTAACGCGTAGAATGTAGCGGTATTTCTGCTCCCATAATGGGTAAGTACAAGAGCGTAAACAGTGGTGAGGAAACGTCTCATCAACCTCAACGGTAAACCCCAAATCTTCGGCTAACTTTTGGATATTCCAAGACTGCAAGCCACCCTTACGGCGATACTTTTCTATCACTGCAAAACGACGATACTCAAAGTTCGAATTAGGCTCTGCTACGCACTCAGGAAGCCCTAAATATTCTTCCCATTCTGCAAGCGTTTGATAAAGCGTTTCTGGGCGCATTTCGAGCAATAAATTGTTCGCATTATCTTCAGCTTGAACGAGCCTTGGTGCGTAACCTTGAGCGTATTTATATAAGTCAGAATCTGGTGCTCTTTGCCACAAAATACCCTTCGGCATTTGTGCCATTATCGAGCCTGTCCATGCTTCTACATCGTGCCCCATGTAATCACCCCTAAAGCATGAAGCTCACTAGATAGAGCAGGAACATTGGCACTAAGATCAAGAACGTAATCATCCACGCCAGGCGTTGAACCAATAGCGGTACGAACAGAACTTAGTTTTAGAGTTGAACCAGGGCTAAGCGTCTTAAAATAACCTTCAATACTGGTCTTAACGCTTTGTCTTAAATCGGAGCTGTCTGGGGATATGGTGATACCCAAATCCGTCTCTTTTAATTGAAGAGGAATATAGACAGCTTCAATGCCACCTGGTCGGCCAACGTCAGTACCTGTTGCAGGGTCTGGGTGGCGATAAATGTAATCAGTCATTGCCACTTGGTCGGTATAAGTTGGAATGATATCGGCGCGTTCGTCATAGACGAATGCATAGCCCACAGTGGCAGGTCCTTGATATAAGTCGATACACCAAGCACGAGTAACGCCTGATACTTCACGGCACCAAGCCACATAATCATGAAGCGCTCCACCCATTGGCGGGTTGCGCTTACGAAACAGCAAACGTTCAAGAACCTGTGCTACTGGCTCTATATCCGCACCGCCTGAAATCTCACCTGTAATACCGTTTGGTTGAATGCCTGGAACAGTAGAAACCAAAGTAAGTGTTTGGCCTGAATCTAAGTTACCTGCAACGCCAGCGTCTTCTGCTTCAACCTGAACAACCACGGTGCCACCAGACGGCGCATTTGATAGCGTCACTCGATACAAGCGGCCATCAGAATGCGTCATCACAGTGTCAACGGGAATAGGTACGTCACCAGTAAACGTTACGGGGCCAAAAGCATTGCTCGCAAGCTTTTGAAGCACACCTTCATAACGTGCGGTGTCGATAATGGTTTGGTCTTCAGATTCAGAAGAAGGAATGATTTGGCGAACAATCCACGTTTGATAATCATATAGATCGCGAATGCTGCCACTAACAGAAGCGTTTAAAGCCTGCTCAATACCAAACTTAGGCAGCAGAGTATCTAGTGAAGCCTCAATATCAATTAGGCCACTTTCGATTAACTGGCGTAGCGTAGGAACGTTAAACGGCACGTTGCGCCTCCCATCGTTTAGAAACCGTCAATGAAATCACTTCATCGTCTGGTTTAGTAATATCGATATTCAAGGCTAAGGTTTGAAAGCGAGGAATAGAACCCGTTACGACAACGCTTTTTGCCATCTGGCCATTACCGCTATCAACCAACATCCAAGCAAGTGCATCCTCTGCGTATTTCACCGCAAGATTACGTACATCTGTAGTTAGTTTTTCACGGTAAAGCAGCCAAATTTTAGAGCCCCATGGGGCATCGTAAAACGTGTCACCAGGCCAGCCTCTTAGGTCATTAGAGGAATCAGACAAAGTATCGGATTCATCAGCGCGAGCATCGGTAAACAACGAGATCAAAACGAGGGCTGAAACAGTGTCGCCATTGACACTTCCGCCCTCGATAATGATTCCTGTGTTTTTCATCATGTCGAACACGATGCTCACGCTCATAGTTAACCCACTAGTGCTGAAGTATTCCTGTTCTCTGCATCTTTGTGGAAGTGGCCAAGGTAGCTAAAGCCGCCTGCGGTTAAATCTGAACCGCTAACAACGCTGGCAGAAGTAATGCCGCCAGTAGCAAAAATACCTAGGTCTGTAGAAATCCCACCTGTTACATGCAAAGGGCCTTGAATCAATGTTTCAGGGGAAATAATAGTGAAGGAGTTAGCGGCTTCTAAAGTAACGTCGGTTGCTCTAATGAGCACCTTGCCATCTTTAGAAAGTTTGATGTGGTGTCCCTCAGCATGATAGACATAAACGTCTAAATCGTCACCATCTTTTGGCCTAACGTTTTTGTCCTCTACTGCAAGCACCACGATATCAGCAAGGTTGCCAGCAACGGCCACTGGTATCGCTTCAGCGTTCTTTGAAGGGTTAGAGCTAAAGCCATAATTCTGGAATCGTTCAACGTTATCCAGGGACTCATCATAATGAATCTTTATTTGTAGATTTTGGCGCTTAAGCGAGTCATTAATATCCGTCACTACCGCACGAGAAATCATGCCTACAAGACGTCGTCGAATGGGCGCAAGTAACTTTTGTACTAATCGCTCTGTTACCATTGGCCACCACCTAGTTTCGTTTGCTTTTCTGCTTCAGCAGGAATATCGAATGCTTCGGGTTTCACCACGCTAACCACCGCCAATCGGCCTGCATCGTCTTCGCTAAACATGACAGACGCAATCAGCATTTCTTCATCAATACCTAATATCTCATCGAGAACAGGGACAAGCGTATTGAAGTTCCAAAGCTTACCCGTTTGCGGAATTCTCCACCCCGTTACCGTGTATTCAGCGCCATTTGATATCGCTAAGCTTCGTTGTCGTTCCCACTGCCCACGCTTAGCTGCGCCTTCTGCGGTGGTTATTTCTTCATTGATAATAATCATTGGACGATAACGGCTAATCTCTTCGTCTTTTACTTCAGCCTTGATTCCACCTACCGTCGAAAGTGGCGCATCATCCCAACCACCGAACGAAGCACCAACAGCTTTAACCGTGAAGCTGCTATAACGATTACGCCAACTAAAACGACCACGGGCTGCTAAAACGTTCTCACCAAGAATTAAAGACACACCCGCACGTTCTTTACTTGCTCGTGTGATAACTAAATTTCCATACGTGTCACTGGTAAGAAGCACACCACGCTGACGAGCCAAACGCGAAAGCAGCTCATGCGGTGTTTCGCCTTGCTCTATTTGAACGCGAGGAAATGCCGCGCCCACATCTGTATTCACGATCACTTTAATGCCAAAGGGTTTGCAGATCACATTAGCAATCTGCGTCAAAGTTTGGTTATTGAACTGGCCTGAAGGATAGTCGATTGAGCAATCTACCAAGTCAGCGGTTTTGTCTCGGCCACTGACCGAAATCACCACTTGAGTTGCATCGTAACTAGGCACCCAATCATCAACATAACCAGTAATGACACGCTCCCCGCCAATCTCAACCATACAAGGCTGACCTTGCTTAATTGGGTCCATAAAGGATTTGTACTTATCTTCTGAGCCTTGCCATTTCCACGTCAGTTCCAAATCAAACGAGCCAGACATTGATTTGATTGAGCGCGTGACACTAATCTTCGTCCACCCACCGTAGACATTCCCGCCAGCCTTGAGAACAACATCACTCATTGATCACCTCGACCAAATCAGAAGGAAGAATGAACGAAGGGTTAGAAAACCCATTACGGCGAACAATGCTTTGACGCATCTCTGTATTCCCTGTTTCTTGCCATGCCACTAAAGACACAGGCACCGTGCTAATTGGTTTGTAAATACTTAACTGAGGCAATAACTCAGCACGAGATCGAGTATCTTCCAACACTGCCTGGCGAAGCACACGCAGCTGACGCCACACACTAGAATCTCCCACTTCAACCGCATCAGCAGAAAGGGCCGCAAGTTCATCAGCAATGCCGTAACCAATCTGTTTCAAGCGCTGGCCTGTCATGATGGTATTACGCTCAATGCCTGAAAGGCTTTCAACCACGTCAACTTGGTCGTTAAGATCAAAGCTAACATTGGCATTACCCATCGCCGCCGCTTTCGATACAGATGCTGAGTTTAAAATTAATCGTTTATAGGCGTTGGCATTATCTAGAATCGCTTGCTGTTTGGCTGGGTTGGCCACCGTGGACACTGAACTAGCAAAGCCATTGGCGCTATCGATATTGCGACTTAACCCGCCCGTTACAGCAAGCTCTGCTCGCATACCATCCCAACGGTTTTGCACGTTCTGGTAAACATCGAGTGCTCGAATAGGGTCTGTCACCACACCTTTCACATCTTCCAATAGTCCCATGGTTTCACGCGCTAGTTCACCAGGGTAGGCTAAAAGCTTGCCAATAGAATCTTTGGCGCGCATAAGGCGATCTGTCCACTCTCTAAGTTCACTAGGTAATGAAGGCAAACCACGGGTAAATTCATCCAAGTCATCTAAGAACTGGTCAACCATATCGCCCACGCCTTCCGTGGCCGTTTCATCGAAGTCTTCTTCAAAGGCAGCGTTCGCCGCGTCTTGTGACTTTTCAGATTCTGCTTTGACTTGATTGGCCGTATCGCTTTTAGCGTTAGGGAAGAGGTTTTCACCCACTTCAAAAACTTCAAAGTTAAAGGTGGCTAAGCCGTCTGTTTTGTTGACTAACTTAAAACTGCCTTTACCAACTTGAACTTTACGAATACCAAACCAAGGGTGGATCATTTCACACGGCCCTGGCGTGTTAATCGCTTCAATGATTTGTTTTAGCTTTTCAAAGTAGCCATCACCCACCGTACGGCCATTAATGATTTCTTGCTGGAGTACTTTACCATTATCTTCGGTATAGCCTTGTTCACGCTTAGGGTAAGCATGAGGGATAGCGCGGCGACCAAAGTCACCGCTTGCGTCATCTAGGAAAAATTCAACACCACGAATGGAGGCGTTTAAACGATCTTCAAATGCCATTTATAGCCCCTTTAATTTATTCCGGTATCTGGGTCGATTTGAATAGTTGGTGAAGATGATGTCACTGAAGCCGTTACTCTTTTATCAGACACATCGACTTTAACGTTTACGTTTCCACCTACAGGATAATTAGATTGACTACTAGGTTGGGCGTAATTCCCTGTCAAATAAGAAGGGCTGCTTTGATTTGATGGTTCATTCAAATAAGCATTTACCTTTTCTTCTGTTATGGCCTTATCTGAAGGCCCTCCAAACAAATCACCTAGCGTGGTAGATTTGGCCCACTTACCAAAACCTGTATCACCAATTAGAGAATCAAGCACAATATCAACAACCGGATAGATAATCGTCGCTGCCACAGCGCCTTTTAAAGCAGCGCCCGTTTTGCTTGGTTTAGTTCCACCAGGTCCTTTGCCACCATTTCCCTTTCCATCGGGAATATCACCACCTAAACCACCCATGCCGCCACCTGGCATATTCACAACAAAGACTGGCATAGCGCCTAAGTCTTGAAATCCACCTTTACCGCCTGCATCGCCACCTTTTCCTTTGCCTAGGAACCTTCCGGCAGCATTTACTACATCTAAACCTTTCTTAGCTACAACCAAACCACCTACAGCCCAAGCAGCCGCTTCCCCCCACCTCAACCAGTTCTGAATGGTTTCATCGTCAACGCTGTTAATTGCATCAGCGAGCTCTTCGATAGGTTCAGCAAGCCTTTGGTTGGCAAATTTATTGAATGAGTTATTTAGAGAGGTCATGGAGCTGTTTAAAGTAGCAGCGTTCGTAGCAGCAGCCTCTTGCGTAGATCCTAGTTCGCCAGTGCCAGATACCATTTGTAGCAACAGTTCTTTATTTTCCTGTGAGTATAGGGATGCCAAGCCTTGGATCGCTGTTTGATCAAATACATCACCTAACGCCATTGGGTTGTTATTTGCGGCTTCAAGAATTTCAAGTAAGAGTTCAGCTGGTTCCCTCAGCTCTTTTGTACCTTTTTTAAAAACTTCAATATCTTTTGAATCTAAAAACTCCACTTTTTTCTTATCTGAGAATGTATTAAACACCGCTTGGATAGATGTTAGCGATTCGTTTGCATTACCTTTTGCCTTTGCAAATAATTGAACAAGTGCAGACATCTGTGTAATCGCTTCAGGGCCTTTTGCTTGGTAGGTTGCAAAAAGCTGCTCTGATATCCCAGCCAAATCCTTAACACTCACACTACCAATAGCGAACTGGCCATAGAGTTCATCAATGGTTTGCATCACCGCTTCTGAATCACGAATACCTTTCTCGCGGAACTGAGCAAACAAAGCACCTGTCGATTCAGCATCAGCCCCAAATGCTTGCATGAACACACCCATGTTCTCAAGGTTATCCATAACGAATTCAAGATCACCTGTTTTACCAAGTAAGGTATCAACGCCTGAAGCCAGAGTTGTTGTATCGATTCGAATATCTGATTGAGTTGAAAAGTCTTCAATGGACTTGGTTAGCACGTCAACCTGCTCACTTGACAGCTTTGCGTTTGTGCCGATACGAGTCATCTGAGAATCAAATGCTGCCACATTGCGCACGGTTGCGCCTGTTGCAAATGCTGTCGCCATACCCACATAGCGATTGCCTAAAGCGTCGATACCTCGACCAGCTGCGGCTGTCGAGGTTTTAACGAGTGTCATGGCTTTTTTATTTTTCTTGGCGAAGTCACCCATCGAATTACCATACTGACGTGCCTTAGCCGCTAAGTTGCCCGCAAGGTTTAAGACAATATCGGTTTCAAGCTTCTTTGCCATTGGTTAACTCTCTCAGTTTTCGATAGGTTCTTAGCAGTCGCCGCAAGGGCATATTTGATGTGACGTTTAACGGAACTTTTGAACACATTGCGAGTTGCAAGCTTTCGCAAATCTCCGGCAACGCCTTAAGGTCGCCCCCTGCTTTCAAGCTCCTTGGCAATCAACTCGTCGAGCTCACTGGCTTTTTCTTGCAGCAGTTTAAAGTCGTCCTGGTGCAGCTTTCTTAACTCCTTGATAGAGAAAGGCCCCTGAACACTGCCGATGTATTCAACCTGACGAACAAGAAGCTCAATGCCATAAAGCACATCAGAGGTGTACGCCATGGCCACGCCATCATTCACGATCACTTTCTCTGCCGCTAACTGCGCATCGATGTAATCTCCAGAGATTAATTCTCTTAGACCAACTTCATGGTGGGCTATATCGCCCACCTTGAAACCATGATCCAATGCAAAGGTCATGATGGCCATTAGATTTTCTCCGCAGGGTTGCCAGTGAATGTGCCAGTAATTTCACCAGAGTCACTTAACACGAACGGGTCTTGTGGTGATGCACCTGTAATCATGTAACTAACACCATTGTCACCTTCATAAGTTAAGGTGGCATTTGAAATGGCATTAATATCTACAACGTCCACATCTTCGTCTGCCGCAATCACCACTGATAACGTTGAGGGAACGAAATCTTTAGAAAATCCCCAAATTCGCTTTGGCCCAGCATGAGGTGTATTTGTGTAGCCACCTGGATTCAAAGTAGAACCCTTCTTTGTTTTAAGTTGCTTGCTGTTAGCACGAACAACAACTTGACCAAGGATTTGTCCCATGGTGCGTACTCCCTATTAAAGTTTGAACTGCATTAGTGCGGCGAAGATGCGGAACTGGTTCACGATGTCTGGCTTGAACACACAGTTCAAACGGTTCTGATCGCCTGTATCTCGATAGACCTCTAAGGTTTCTTTGAAGCCGTTGAAGTCTTCCATCAAACCACTTGGCACCCAATCATTATTGGCAAGCTCTAACACGGCATTGCGCATAATCTTTGGTGTCACCACTGGCTGACCAGGGTCAAGGCGATCAAGTACATCGTCACCTGCCAGTTTGTGGCGAGGGAATCGGTTTGTGACCATGGTGCGAAGTGAATAACGCAAGTAGCCCAAGGTCGCTGGGGTGGTGATGTCTAAATAGCTTGGGTCTGGGTCGCCATAGGCATTCTCGCGATACATCGAGATTTCACGTTCAATCGCAATTTCATTGCCTGGCGTGACCATGTAGGTTGCAATGCCGTCATGCAGTAGCAAGTTACGCTCTGTCATATCCCACTGCTTGGTTTTAGCCGGTGGCAGCAAGCTTGTTAGTACTAGCGTTTGAAGAGGTCGCGCAGGGTCAATACCCAGCGAATAAGAAGCACGGCCAGCATAAGCGGCGGCAAATTCCCAAGGCGAATTTGGCGAGCTGTTCGTACCCATACACGTAAACAAGAAATCATTACGCGCAGAGCCGAACGCACCTGTTTCAGCAAACGTGCCACGGAACGCGGTATAAGCAATGCCTTCAATCATCTTGAGTGGGCCCCAACGATTAACGAGTTCGTCACGTAGGTCGTTCATAGATTGAGTATCGTTAAACGGCATCACGATATGGTTGTACCACTCGTTTGGAATAGCCGCGATAACTGCGCTCATGTCTGGCGTTCCTGCTCCGCCTGTCATATCGGTAATCGCAACGGTCACACCACTAGGCAAAAACTCACCATCGTAATAGTTGTAACGAATATCGATATCGTCGCCCGTGATACCTGTCCACTTACAAGTCAGCTCTACAATATCAGTAGACGCCGCTTTCAATGCTGCGGTCACAGGCAAGGTTTCGTTTTCAGTGACTTTAGCAATGATGGCTGTTGCAATAGAGTCTGCATCGTCAGTGTCTTTCACTGTCACCTGAACGCTAACACCAGCAATCAATAACGCGATCACACCTGCTTTAACGGTTGCTGTGGTAACGGCAATTTCACCCTTAGCACTCGATGCGGCTAAGTCAGCTACGCCCAATGCATACACATCTGTATATTCATTGGTGTTGCGGAACTTCTTAAGCGTAAGAGAAAGCATTGAACCTTTGCCATAAAGGTCGTCGATTTGGCTTTCACTTGTGGTAATACGATTCAGCGTAAGCGCATCTGCATTGCCCGTCGCCAGTTGTTGGCCAAGTACTAATACTTTTTGAGCCAAAGCGGGGGTGCCTGAATTCGCTTCGCTGTTGTCGATCTCGATATAAACGAGTGGTACTCGAATATCGTTAGGAATAGAGCCCAATGACATGCTTATTCTCCTTCAGCTTTAGTCGTTGATGCATTGGCTTTCGCCAGCGCTTTCTTTTGTTCTGCGAGTGCTTTGGCTTTGCCTTCTGCCCACGCCTTCTTGATTGCATCGGCTTCTTTTTCAGGCACTAGAACCACATCGCCATCATTAATTCTGCGTAACCAATAGCCAGAGCGTTCAACGTCCTCCCCAGCCGCGTCTACAAAACCACCTTCAGGTTTGCGCACGGGTACTTCTGCTTTCTTTGGTTTTATGAAAACCTGTTTCTTTTCTAACGACATGGTTGAGTCCTTCGTTGTTTATTGAGGCAATGTCACTTCACCATCAATGGTGGGTGCGCCGTCTGCGATTTCACCTTTCAGGCCAAAGGTAACAAAGTCATCTAACGTACTGAGATCAATCTCTTCATCTAAGTACCATTGCTGCGACCAAGTGACCGACCAAATAGCAATGCCAAGTTTGTCTATTTCACCGCTGTATAAATTGTCACTGCGTAGGTTTTCCACGCGTCCATAGGCGGTTGGCAGGGCGCTTCTGTCTGCTAACTCTCGTACTAACTTTCCTACAACCACTTCAGCGCGTAAGTCTTTTTCGTACCCGAACTGGTCAGTAGTAAACACATAGGCCACAAGGTTAACGTTACCAATTAAGCGATTGCCCACCGTTTCATATTGCGGGACACGCAGTGCAGCAATGCGAACGCCCCCATCACGATTAGACATCCACCGCTTAATATCATCAGCCTTATCAAAGCGGCCAATGTGACGTTCTACGGTTTGAATCTTTTCTATCTCACGCACTCCACCTTCAAGCTTTGGCTTAAGGTACTGAACGATTTCATTCACCGCCCAAACGGTAGAACCACTGGTGGTAAAGTCGGGTCTAGACATTCATTAACTCCTGCCAGAAGTCACCGATAACCGCATACACTTCAGCTTGGTTGTCGCTACTTAACCCTAAGTATTCGCGCTGTGGGATGTTCATCATGCGGGTGAAAGCCCCTACAGACTGATAGACCGGAAATGCCAACGCTTTACCAAAGGCTTGTGTGATAAGGCGCGTATGAGCAGAGACTTGAACCGGACCAGAAAATCCATCTTGATGAACGCCAGAGTAGGCCAATGGCGATCCAATTCGAACTTGGTTTCGCTGCACTTGGTACTGGATGGAATCGAGCAAGTCACCATCGCCTTGCAAGAGAGACTGGTTTCCATGTCGAGTCTTCGCATAACTGCTAGACCAATCATCCCAACGCTGACCATCAGGTGACGTTTTTTCATCGGCAATTCTTCTTCTGGTTTGGCTCTCTACAATGCCACCCAATGCATCAAGCAATTCAACTTTGTGCTTGGGGTCGCTTAGGGTTTCAAGCAACTGTTGATAGCGCTTAAGCTCTTCTGTGCCCGTTACCTGAACGCTAATGCCCATTACAGAACGCCTCTTAAGCTGTTACGAGTGAACAGGCGTTCGTTCTGCTGTACCAGCTCAACTTTTCCTACCGCACCTTCTGCAGGAGTATCGATAGTGGGAAGCCCCAGTTCGCGCTTGCCGTCGGCGATTTCTCGCAGCTGTTTCAGCACCATTTCATAACGTTTTTCTAGCAAGTTGGTGGCTTGCTGGTCGCGGTCTGCCAGCCAATAGAACGCAATGGTGATGGCAATCTTGCTCAACATGCTTGGCACTGTCGGCAACGGCAGTACAAAGCGACGCCCCAAAAACGAGTTGATTTCATCGTCAGCTTGCTCAAGGGCTTGATTGATGTAGGTGTCGTTCAGCTGGTTGGTATCGCGATCAAGGGCGACGTTCCAAAGCATCTGTTCGTCACGATCTATCAAGTCTTGTTTAGTTGCGTAGATTGCCATTGGACTTACTCCATCAGTTCATCAATATCGACGGGCTCAACAATCAAGTGGGGCTCATTATGTACATGCTTGGCTAGTTCAGCTGACATGAGCACAATGGTATCTGGCTCATGACCTTTAACATCCAGCGCCTGATACCCACCTTGTGGCATTTCATCCACCACAACGACCAGTGTCTTTTGTAAGCGGTGGAACTTAACGCCACTGCGCCAAAATCCGGCATCTGATTTCGAGCACACTTCAAAGGCACCAAGAACTTCAAGGGCGAGATTGCCAGCCGCACAATCAAGATTGTTAGTTGTTTCAACTTCTTCAGCATTAACGCCTCCGACATTACTTAATGCATTGGTATCTACTAACGGTTTGGGTGCCGCTTTTGACTGGGTAGTACTTTTTCCCACATCGCCTTTAGCATTTCCGGCGGTAAGCTGCTTGGTGGCAGCGTCGGCTTTGACTTTTTCACTCACAGTAAACTCCCTTTAAATACGGTTTAAACGGCGATTAATCGGCAGCATAACCATGCTGCCTATATTTATTTTGCAATAAATGTGGACACAACAATGTCAACATCCTGGTAGTAGATGTTTGAATCACCACCATTTTTAAGCATCATGCCAATTAACTTACGCGCTGCTGCTTCATTGTCAGGGCCCACAACAATTTTGGTGGCACGGGTGCCAATCGGTGTGCCATCGGCTTTTTTCATTTTACCTAACAGCTTTTTAGCGGCTTCGTAGTTAGCTTCGTTCAGCGTATCTTTAGAGCCGATAGCCAACTGAGGGAATGAGAAGCCGACATTACAACGACCATCCACACCCGCTGCATACTTGTTGTTGAACCAGGTGTACTCTTCGGTTGGGTTCATGTTTTTGAACACAAACGGTTTGCGGTCTTGATACACGATTGGCTTGAGCACTTTGGTGTCATCAATCAAGAACCAGGGTTCGCCCGTGTCTGTTGCTGGGTCGCCAATTACATTGGAAAAGGTCGTTGCAGGTGTCGTATCTAACGGGTGGTCAGTATCAAAGTAGTTCTGACCGTCGTAACACAAGGTTGTAAAGCCTTCAGCTAACAGCGGATAAGCTAGGGTGTCAGGGAAGATAGCCACTTGCTCGCCGTAGTTTTTGGCAATAACCGAATATTGACCAATTTGATCGTCATCCACTTCATCACGAGAAATCGAGATTGAACTTTCAAATGTTTTGTTTTCAATCGAATAACCATGCTTGCCTAGCGTGGCTAGCTGTCGGTCACCCACCCATTCTTTAATGCCAGGTAGATCTTTTATCCAACCGTAATAGTTGGCCGCACCTGAGCTGGGTACACGCGTAGCAATCATTTGCCACTGTGGCTTTGAGCCGCTCAACCCTTGTGTATAGGCGGCAGACATGGTGACTTGCAGGGCTTCAATGACTTGTGCTTCTGTTGCCATGATTACGCTTCCTTCTTCATTGATTCTTTAGATTTGATGAAATCTTCCTGCGAGATACCCATATTGCGGCACATAGCAACTTCATGATCTTCAAGCTTGCTGTTTGTAGCGGTGTCTTTCGGCTGCTTTGTTGTCTTGTCATCAACAATGGCCGCTGCTGCCCCCACAAATGCTTTGAATTGTTCGCGACCTTCTTCTGTGCGACACAAACCCACGTACATATCTTTATTCGCAGGAGAGACCTTCCCTTGCTTGATTGCGTCATCAACCAAGGCTTCCTGCTCAGTAGCCTCAATACCCGCCACCTTGGCTTCAGCTGTTTCGGCGCGATTCAGCGCGACTGTGTATGTTTCTTTTGGCACGAACTTACTGAGGTCAGGGTTTTTCGCTCGGTTCAGCGCCACTTGTTTGTCATTCTTTAAGGCGTTTATCGCAACAACACCTTCTTCTTCCGTTGCAGTTTTCGGCAAGCCCAGCGCAGCAGCAATGAGTTCAGCGAGAGTCATGGTGTTATCCTCCATTCGGTTTAGGGCAGGTACATAAAAATTAGGTTTATTAGTCAGGCCAGCACTGCTCATCGAGGTGATAACGCCTTGCAGGTCGTAATTAAAAGCAGGGGAGTAATACAGATATAACTTGTCGGTGATCTTATAGCGGCCAAGATAGTTCCATTCGACTTGCGCCCAAATTTCACCCTTACGATTTTCAAGCGCCAAAATCCAACCACACGCATCTGCGGCTTCACCTTTTGGCCCTAGAATCTCAGTAGCATGTTCAACATCAAAGGGCAGCTTTGCATCAAAGGCTTCAACAATGGCATCTGGCTCTGAGTTACTCCACATGCGACCATCACGGCCTTTCACTTCACCCGATGGGATCATCGGCAACCAAACGGCGGCTGAACCTTCCACTTCGCCAAGGCCATCAATCACGCTGGTCGATAAGTTGAAACACATTGCCAGGTAAGTTTTTTTCATTACTCGCTCCGTTAACTGAGGGCTACATAACAACCTCCTTAATGTAGGGGGCGGTAAATAACATCTCGTTGTGGAGTTAATAATGCACGGATGTGCGAAGGCACTGAGAGTAATCTCGGTTGATGTAATTAAAATAAGATTATTGGCAGAGGTGGAGCAAGGGGAGGCTTTATAGGTTACAGATAAAAATCAGGCTGGCAAGTGGTGAGTCACTAACCAGCCATAAATATCTGTCACAACCGTGTTTAAACCCTGTTTAAATCGCGCTGTGCGTGTTTAACTACTTTTCGGTCTCGCCATTGTATTACTACGCAGTTACAAGCCCGTAGACAAGTTCTGACGCATTGCTGTCTCTTTTTTGAGAAGGTCTGCATTTAAGGCTGATTGGCGTGCTTTCCCTGGATTGTAATTCCATCCTGGCTCAATCCCTTCGGGCAAGGTTTCAACTTCACCTGTTCGCTTGTTTGTCCATTGTTTGTCTTTGCCTGGCGGGGCGGTTGTGCTGATTGTTCCTTTCTTGGTTAACGTGGTCGCTTCATATTTTGAGACCTGGCGTATCCAGCAGTTGCACCCCCAACCATTAGGCGGCATGTGATTAAACCACCATGGGTCATCAACAGGCAGTAAAGTACCGTTCCATTTCTCGTGCTGTACGCGGTGCTCTCTTGATGGACCTAACTGGTACAGCAAATAAGGCATGGCGCGTTTGGTGCGCTCAATGCGCTCCCACTGACCTGCGGCACGGGCAGTACGCATGTTGGTTCTGTAAATGGTTTTTATGCGACCTTCACTGCCCAATTGAACCAGCTTGGTTTCTTGGGTTTGTGGGTCATCCATGGTTTGGATACCCCACCAACCGGACTTAACCAGCATGGGCTTTAGTACATCACGAAACTGCGCGAAGGTTTGGCCTTCTTCAATGGCTTGTTCAACCAGTTGCTTGACTTCGACCAGCAAGTCGGCATTCAACATCTTAGCGACAGTGAACGCATTGGCGTGTTCTTCTTTCCAGACGTCACGATAATCAAAGGCTGGCTCAATGCCTTTGCGCTTGAACCAAGCCAATGCTTCTTTGGGGATAAGTATATCTGAAGGGTTATACATCCCGTGCGTCTCCTAATCCCCGCGCTTTAAACATATATTCAGCCATCGCATGGGTAAAGTCGTCAGCATTAAGCGAATCTTGCAAAGCAGCAAGACCAGCCACAAAATCGTCATAGTCATCTGACTGAGCTGCCAGTTCGATGATCGGGTTCATAAACTGCTCGGCGTCTTCGACCCAATCACTCATCGCCTCATCAGTCATGCCGTTGAGCTCTGCATCAACTGATAGCTGCACGCGATTCACCGCAAGGCGACGATTCAGCCCCGCCTCTGCACCAACCGCTGGCTGCGCTTGTTTAATCGGGTGCAGAACACGCTCACTGTCGCCAGCCGCTTTTAGTCCAAACTTATTTAAAATGGAATCTTCCGACACACGCACACCGCGATCGATTGCAGGCACAATCGCATCCATGAATATTTTTAAATCTTCTGGCTCTGGTATTTTAATCCGAACCTTCGGATAGTTTTCTTGCACGCCCCAATTAAGAATAATAAATGGCTTAACCAAATATTCATTTAGGCAAGCCCCTAGCTGCTGTGCATCCCACTTAGCAATATCAAGGCGCACTTCATTGTGTACAGTGGCTTGTGATTGAGAGCTGCCATTATCAGCCGTCATGGTTTGACCCAGTACTGCCTTACTGGTTTGCTCATCACACCAACGCGCCTGATTTTCGAACAAGGTCTCCCCGCCGTTACCCTTGACCGTCTCAATCAGCTCTAACTTCATTGATTCAGGGATAACCGCGCCTGCATCACTGGCGATACGGCCAATAGCATTAACCAGGGTTGCAATATCATCCTTGCTTGCGTTCGGTCCGTATTTACCCACACGAACCGGAATGCCAAACACCTCAGCAAACGCCCACCAATCACGTACGGTGAATGATTTAAGCATGTACATCACAGCGACTAATCGCGCTAGGCCATTGCGCCATACACTGCCGGATTTAGATCGCGGGGTATGAACCATGAATTTATTCGGTTCTAACGGACTGCCACTTGGCGCATCATCACTGATTAACAAGATCTCAGATAATGTTTCCTGGTCTTGTCGCAGATAGCGAGGGTCTACCCATTTATAATCTTTGGGCTTCCACGGTGTAGCTTTAACATCCCATAAGATTTGAACAACTGACAAGCCTTTACCTAGGCCATCAAGCAAGTCAAAAAGTAGCTCGGGGATTTGGTCATCATTCATGACCTCACGTACACGCTCAGCCATCAACACATCATTTTTATCATCACTGTGTGGTTCAACACTTGGCGTGATAGCGGCAACGGCCAGCTTACGGGTTCGTAGTTGAGCAGCGTAATGTAAATCGCGCTCTTCCATTTCTTCGGCCAGTGTCATGAATGCTTCGGGATCATTACCATCAATGACCGAACGCAGCAGACCCGCTAAACGATGCGGTGTAAGCGTTGATGCCACGCTGGCGGGGCGCGGGTTGCGCACACTGGTGGTATAGGCCCTGGCGATATCATCAGACAGCACTTCTTTCTTTTGATTAAGAGGCTGCCCGCTAACATCCACAATTTCTCTCATAGTCGGATCCCTTTGCCGCGCAGGTCTTGATGCAGCATGTCGTCAAATTGGTTGTTTTCTTCAGCAGTTGCATAAAAGCTACGGTGTGTTTCATTACCCTGAACTTTGATGGTATATAAACCGTAACGGGTTAAGTCGGCTTTCGATGCTAAGTACGCGAGCCATATTGCGATGGCGCTATCACCATGTCGCTTGTTCCCGTTTGCACCTTGGGTTCTTGAATCATCGATACATGGCACACCTGCTTTGTATTGAATCTGCCCTAAATCGGTAATGACATCTTCATGCTTCGGAAGCAGTATTTCATCATCTTCAAAGGCAGCTTTAAATGCTGGCATATTTAGACGGTAGTAAGATACGGTCAGCATGACTTCAACCACTTCTTCGCCGTACTTATATCTTGCTTGCTCTGCTAAGTATTGGCCATTACCACGCGCATCAAGAAATATTCCGTCACGGCGAGGCAGTTGATCACAGATATAATAAAGTGCTTGTTCTTGTTGTTTAAATGGCACATTAGCAAGCTCAACCAAGAACGGAACTTCACGACGAGTATCATCATGGATTGCCATTGGCGCAAAAACAGTCAAGTCACCAGTACGGGCGAAATCCTCCCCTAGAGAATGTCGCAGTTTAGGATCCAACTTATCAAGCTCTGGCTGAACATGTTCGTCCAACCACTCTTTCATCTCTGCTTCACGAATGTGTTCTGGCGCTTCGTTAAATTCGAGTGAGCCAGTAAACGTAAGTACAGGCGCATCGGTTAATCTTGCTGCACGCTCTCGACGGCTTCGGCTAATATAGGCACCACCGCCATTTTTAGGCACGCACTGGTATTCTTCCAGTGCATCCTCTTCAGTGGCGGTATCTTTCAGTAAGCCTGCCTTCCATTCATTTTCGGCTTCTTGCGTCCACTCGCGCTTCTTCACCTGACAAATACGCTTATACAGGCCATCTTCACAGGCTTGGTCTAACGTGATGGTGTGAACCGAATAGCGTTTCTTGCCTGCGCGGCTATCTTGAATCAATGTATTAAAGAGGTTATCAATACCATTATGGGTACTGATTAAACGTACTTTAGAGCCCCACATGGTCAATGCCAGTGCTGCTTTTAGCACTTCGGCCAAGCGCTCGTGGAATGCGGCCTCATCGATAATGACCGTTCCCTGCATACCACGTAGGTTTGAAGGGTTACTTGATAAGGCTTTGACTTTAAAACCAGACGCAAAGTTGATCATGTAAGTGAGAATATCTTTATCTTCATCATCGAAGACCTCTTCAATCACATCATCACACGCACAATTATAGGCTTTGGCCCACATTGCACAGGCATCTATGAACTCACGCGCCATATCTTTGGTCGAGCCGACATAGAACACGTCTTCACCTCCTTCAGAGGTAGACTTTGACGCGGTTAATGAAGAGTCAGCAGCTTCCGCCCAGGTTAGACCCGTTCGACGGGATTTCTCACCAATCTTGAGCTGTGAGTCATCCGCTATCCATCGACGCTGATAAGGTAACAACACTTCTGATGGATCAAATTCACTGCCTAAGATGGCAGTGGCACTTTGATTATTCAGTAACTGATGTTCTTGAGTGGCTAACATTATTTACCCCCCAATTGCGCTCTTACCGCGCAATCTTTTGCTTCAAGCAATTTACGTAAGCAAACCGAACGCTCTTCATTGTCTGGTAATGTGTCCACTACGTGATTCGCGGTATCACAGAAAGGCTTACTGACTACCTGCAAGTGTTTAGGTAAATGCTCATATGCAAAAAAAGTGAGAATGTTCATTATGCAATCCCCAAAATCTGACGTTTGATATCGGCAGCAGTGGCTGCGGTGATACCTGCTTGTTTAACAATCTTCTCGGTTTGAGTGGCAGCTTCTTCTGCAAAGGCTTTGCGGATTTCCTTTTCAACCTTCTGGCTCACCATAGCGGCTTGCTCGATACGCTGAATGACCAGCGCCAACTGCCCAAGGGCTTTGGGTGGGATTGGCTTTTCTGTTTTTTCAGCTTCATCCATCAAATGCATGGAGGTTTCAAATGCCATGGTGCGCACAAACTCTTGAAGTAACTTACCGACATCAGACACTGGTGCATCACCGAGCTTAGTTGTCCAGACCTCGGCAACTTCTCGTGCTTGGCGAACGCGGGAGCCGATATTTTCCATGCGTCGGTGGTAGCGATTCATGCTGGTATAACTGACCGTTGCGTCATCCGGCAGGCCTGCTTCTTTTATCTTGGCATTTAGTGCGTCCAACAATTCCGTTTGCTGCATTTCACCCGAGCGAATAACGGCATTAATCCACTGCTTGATTTCAGGGGGGAGAAGCTCGATTTTAGACTTGCGAGACTTCGCTTTATTGTTTGCCATGGCGATATTCCTATTGTGCGCGAGGGCGCTTAACACCAGGAACAACTGCCTGACCCGTGGCAACATCTTCACCGCGACCCGTGAGCGTTGCAATTTTGTAGTCACCCAGATCGCGCAACGAAACAAGCGCCATCTCTTCTAACCAACTTAAATGCATACGCACCGCATCACGGCTTACCCGATGGCCCCACCCATCCAGACAGCAGTCAATGATGGATTCATTTGCTTCATAACCTGGCATCTCTTGCAGAGAACGCAGAATCACCAAGCGCTGATCTTCTTTCATGAACTTCTCAAGTTCCATACCACTCCCGTTTACTTTTCGACACTCAACTGCTGCTCTAGCAGCAACTGCGCTAAATGATCGACTGGCTTTAATGCCGCCCGTAATTCTTTCATCTCGCCCCGCATTTCTGTTATTTCTACCTTCAATGCATGGAGCTCTTTATCTGTTGGGAGGGATTTAACGTCCTCCCTCAACTTACTGACGTCTTGCTTTACTTCATCCAACTCTTCACGACGGACATACGTCTTAGAGAGCAAGGTCAGTAATATTTGTGCGACAGTAATAACGCCAGCCCACACCATGGGCCACCATGTTTTAACCAGCTCTTCCATGTTATGTGTGTTCCTTACCTGCTTGACACGGCACGCAGCGAACGGCATTGGGCGCAGCTTCAAGACGGTCTAGTGGGATAGTTAACCCGCACGATAGGCAATAACGACCATGTTCATCTTCATCGGGCAACTCTTGTGGTCGTGATGCGAGCTGATGACGTAGCGACTGATCACGGTATAGGGTTTCAAACTCTTGAGCCTGATCTAATGCTTCGGTCATTTTCGCCCCTTGATCACACTTCCAAGTACACCCGCAATTTTGTCACCGCTTGATTTTGAATACGGTGCAAAGCCATCAGCAGTACGCAACCCAAAATAGGCCATCGCATACACACCAATACCTGCGGCCATGTACGCATCAGCCCCATCGCCATAACCAGCTACTTTCAGCCCTTCAAACGCAAAGATGTACAACACAGAAAGGGCAAACGAACGACGGGCAATGGTCGGGCGTGTATGCCTAATTACCTCATCACTGGCAGCATCACCTCCACGAATAGTTTGCTGGGTTTCATGGTGATTGGCTTGGGTGTCTTCATAGGCAAGTTGTCGTCGGCGAGTTGTTTCTTTTTCCAGTTCGACCTTTAGGCGCTCAAGCTCAACCCAGCTTTCGGATGGCAACTTGGCAAGCTCTTGTTGAATCGCGCTTGCCTTCTGGTCTTTATTTGCACCGAACAAACCGTCAGCCTTTTCAACAATATCGGCAACGGTATCGGCAGTTTCTGAACCACCAAATAAACCAGACACGCCACGAATAACGGCTGGACCAAGCTCAAGCGCCATAGAGGCAACGGTAGTAATTAGTGCAAGTGACATTGGCGTAAACTCCTGAGCATGGATAGACGGTTACTTGATAAGGCGATGGACTTTTTAGGGTGGCAATGCTGTTGAATGTCGATTGCAGAAACGCCATTCCATGATTGATTATAAAAATGCTGCATGGTGCCGTCGTGGCTATGAAGTGGTGGGCTACTGGGCACAGACTCGCCACCTTGAAAGGCGGTGAGTTCTGCATTTAGCCGATCGTCTCGACCTTTGGTTTTTGAGAAATCCCAATTTCTACCCATTACGCAGCCAACTCCCAAGCAGCATCGGTTAAATCAGCAAGGCGGTTATGCCATCCTTCGATATAACGCGTTTGTGAGTAGTTGTTTTTTAGAATGCGGGTGTAGTAGCGAGCACGGCGCAAACCGTAACGTGATACCAACCATTCAGTATCACTGATGTTAACGGCGGAAATGGTATTGGGGCCCACTCTGCCATCTACTTTTGTACCTGCAATTTCTTGCAGCAATTTAATGGCAGTGATAGCCCCGTGCTGAACGGCAGAATCCATTTGGTACAGCGCAACATTGCCTGCAAACTCGTGGCAATATGCCGCTTTCCAATAGTTGGTGTAATAAATTCGTACCGCACGGTTAATATCTAATGCGGCAATATCGACACCAGGGAAGGCGCGCTTGCTGATGCCATACTTGGTTTCGCCGCCAGGGTCTTTGGGGTCGTTAACGTAACCGCCATCAGCACGCAACCCACCTTCTTTTTCAAGAATGAAGTGTACGGCATGGCAGAATTGGGGCGTGTAGCCCTTAGTGGAGAATGGATATTTGAAAGGCATTTGGCACAACCGAATGATTTAGTGGGTTTATTCGATTGTGCTATTTATTTAGATTGGGTGAGATTAACGCGGATTATTGAAAATTAACGTAAATGCTTTCTTTCTTATCGTTAAACCAATCAACAGTAAAGTCAATAGTTCCTTGTTGTCCATCACGCTCCCACGCAACACGACAATACCTAGATTCAGCCGACATATCATAGTTTGTCTGACCAAAGTCAGAAAAAGTATAACCATCACCGTAGTTATCTTTCGTTATATCTTTCACTAGCTGTATAACTTCCATACTGTCACAAGTTGAAACGTCACCACCAATATAATCCTTATAAGTAAGCCCTAAAACAAATATGGCCGCAAGGGTAAGAATGATTTTTTGCCCATTTGTTACAGTTTCCGCATTAGGATTTTCTTGTGCTTTTTCAATGAAACTATTGCGCTTAAATAAGTAATATGGGAAGCAAACTATCCACACAAATAAGCATCCAAGGGTCATCTTAAACGGTGATGGAGTGTTTGACTCTACACTGCCTAATTTATTCGCCTTAGCATCAAGCAGTACCCAGCATGAGCTAGCAATAATTACAATCGGTATAATAAAAACTTCCATTTTTTCCCCTAAAACAATTCTGGTTGATGTTTTTTAATTTCACGTTTGCGCATTTTAGCAATCACGCGGTAAACATGCTGCATGCTTACGTCATATTTTCTAGACAACTGCACAACATTATCACCTGTGAAGTCATTCCATATATTTAAATGGATGAGCATCACTTCAAGGTGATGGCCGCGAGGCAAGTAAAATTGCATTCCACCAAACGTTTTACAGATTTCGCTAAGTTGCTTTATGGCGATGGCTGGGTCTGCGCCCTCATTCTCTAATTGACGCTTTAGTAGATCGTGCATGTCTCGCATCGCTTCCGGCCATCGGTTACTGTCTTGCTCTTCTGTTAACTGCTCAATATCAGATAAAGAGACGCCTTCAAAACCAAACATATCAACGGTGGCGTCATTATTATCAATTTGCTTGTCCATGGTTAATCCTCTCGCATTCAATCAATTACGAAAACTGTAACCGATTAAAGCGGTGATGTATCAAGATTACCTTTGGATTATTTTTTATTTGTTACCTCTTCATAGCATATTAAGACTGATGCATAACTTTTTGCAGCACGAATTTGCAGTAACTTTTCGTGACCATTTTCCACCATCCATTCTCGCAACGCGCGGGTATGCCACTTTTTTAATGACTCTAAAACAGCATAGGCTTGATGGCTATCCATCCAACCAACATGATCAATGTTTGTTGTCATGCGTCTTACATAGGCATCTAGTGCCGTTTCACTTTTGTCTTGCACGATACCGTGCTGATACATAGTGATCCAAATCGCACGTATTTTATCAATCTCGGCATGTTTGGCTTTACCAGAACGCGGACTTAAACGACGTTTAAAGCCTGTTTTACCAACCTTTGCTTGGCGTTTAAATCCTTTAGCTTCCATGTGAGCCACTACCAATTCAAGCTCTTTGATACTCATCTTGGAGCATGACACTTTACTCGCCACTTCTTGTAGCATGGCGCGATACGTTTCATCATCCAAACCAAGCTCTCGCTTGCCGACGTGGATCAATTGAATTAGGCGATTGCGATTATTCATAACTACCTCTCAAAAAAAATGGCGGCGCTTTCGCGACCGCCGGACTCCTGATAAGTTATTGGTGCGAAACAAACACTTAAAGGAGATAAAAATGTCAAATAGCAACAATGCTCAGCTAGAGTTAGATCTAGCCACATTCACCTTATCAGCCAATACATTAGTCAAGCTGGTTAAGAGACAAGTACTAACTGTTGATGATGCTCTTGAATGCCTTGAAACAACCCGTTTGACTCTTAGCAATAAGGAGGACCTGCTTAAAGAAACCCCAAACTGCGTGCTAGATGTTGATTGGCACCTAGATAACATAACGGCTATTCTTGAGGCGCTCCGCCTTCGACAAAAAGATTAAATACACAGACTGCATCTTTTGCTGAAATTCTCTCATCAGCGTGCAACCCTAGCTCGCGACGGATAATATTGTCGCGAGCTATATTATTGAAATATTTTATTTCATCTTCAAGGCGACCAACATCTCGATCAATCTCACGCATCACACGCCTAAATGACCAATCTTCATCTACAGCCTGTTCGATAACGCTTTTAAGCGTGCCAATAAGATCGCGCTTTTCAGCTTCACGATCAAAACTCATCAGTGGAAACTTTTCCATTTATAACTCCTTGGTAAATATAATGGCTGCTCATCAGTGCCTAGCCGCCATGCTAGGCAGACAAACAAGGGGTGGCCTTGTTTGTTTCGCTTAATTTACTGCGTCAAAAATGCGGCTTTGACCAACTCTAATCCCTCTAGCTTTTTAAACTGACGACACAGCACAGAGGCTTTCGGGAAATATGGTAGATAAAAGCCATGGCGATCATGAAGTTTTGGAAATTCTTTTTTTGCACGACGCTTGCCGAATATCTTTTCTATCTCTTTAACTTTTTTCGGCGTGTAATACGCCTTTGTTTTGAGCTTCCACACATCACGAATAATTGTGGGCAATCCTTCAACTTCATCTTGCTCGGCATTGGTTCTTGCGCTCATCCAACTACCACAAATGGTGCCATCGATATAAACGGCTAGTTCTGTTTTTCCCTCACCAGAACGTACACGGTTAATACTGACCAAATAGCCGTTAAGCTTAAATTCAACATCTACCCAATAACCTGCCATTTCTTCTTCAAGGTTTTCCCACTGTTCTTTCGTGATTGCTGATTTTGTTGTTGCCATGTCATTCGCCTTCGTTGATTACTGCTAGTAACTTTCCATCCAATATCGAGCGGTATTCTTCTTCAACCGAAGAGGGCTCTTTTCCCATCATCCAGCGAAGGGCGGCGGCATAGCCATCTTCAAAAGAATCGTCTGGATAGGCTGTGCCGACTTCTTCCAATAAACCTTCTGCACAAAATATTTCATTCTCAATCGCGCCAATACTGTGTACGGCAATGAATGACTTATTACGCATATTATTCACCTATCCAATTGATACATTTACAAATGAGAGTAAGTACAAGATAAACTCTATAACTACCCACCCAACAATCGCACAGATGAATCCAAACGTAATAATTACCGCACCCCAACCTGAACCGTCCATTTTTTACCATCCTCACTACCAGTTAACTTACTCATGCGCCTTGCACGCGCATGGTGAAAGCTAACTACACCAAAGGCTTAATTTCGTAATCACATATATAAGCGCCGTGCGCCAATTCATTACCGTCTTCATCGGTATGCCGTATATTCGTTTTGGTTGATACGCCATGAGTGCGCCCAATCATTACGTTCTCTACACCTTCATCCCATACATCACCCAAATAACATTGAATATCGTCATTCGAATGCAACCTTGCTTCTTCTTTCGTTTTGAAAAACAGAAATGTGTCGCCATCTGGGTCATGGGAAAACCACGGGTATTCTTGCGATGGTGAGTGTTGATAATTCTTTTCAGAACCATTTATATATTTAATCGTATTATTACTGTTTACTAATACAGGGGCAGTAAATGGCAATTCAATGACGCCATCCTCGACATTAAAATCAATGACACTGCCATCCATATCCGTTATTACCAAGCCTTCAGATATCACCGCTAAGTGCGTAGCTAAAATGCTGGTTACATCGCTAACGTCTAGGCCGCAGTCTTCAATCGCTTTGATTAAGTTTTTGTTCATGTAGCTAACTCCTTGCTGTTATTTAAAGCACCACAATACAAACTCAACAACTGACCACTGAAAAACAAATGCAGCCATTACGAGCAAAGTGAAAATCAACCCCCATCCATAAGCTTTTATTTTTTCCATATCGATAATTCCTTATAGCTTGCTGATATCGAGTGATATTTGCTTGTATTGCCCGTTGCTCTGACGCTCATACAAACGCAAGTACGTGCTTGTCCCTGAAATTTGAATAGAGTCAGCAATGGCATCCATTGCTTCCATCCAGTCGGCATCGTCGATGTCTAGCGACCGCAAGCTTAATACCTGGTTAACATCAATATGACCTTGTTTGCTCACGCGAAATGCATGCTCAACCAACGCTTTAATGTGATCGTTTGCCCCTTCTGACCAGCGATGAATACAGGCATCAATCTTTGCTTTTGCGGCCTGTATACGCTCATCAAAAACGCGGTGCTCGCCAACTGCACGTTGCAGCTTGTATTTACCATCGAATGACATGAGTGAAACGTTGCCCTTGGTTCCGCCATAATTAACGCCATACTCTTCAGCGCTCAAGTCAACAAAGTCGGCGATGTTACTCATAGCCGCAGCTTTGAATGCAGCAAGGCGCTGCTGCTCAATACGGGCATCCTCAACGATTTTTTTAACGACATCATCACGCAATAGGTCGATGGCTTTTATTTGACTATCTGGTACAAGGTGGCCCATTGCATTTACACGGTAACCATCAGGGATTTGATTAGTGGAATGAGGCATTGTTTGAGTCCTTTTTTGGTTCGAGAAAATCTCTAGCAGCAGCTGCTACCGTTCTTGGAAGATGCAGCGCAACATGGTGAGCTAGACCATTTAATAACTCTGACTTCCCTTGAATTTCTGAACACGCAAATTCAAACTGACCATTCGCGTGTTCTTTAATGGTTATAATTACTTTTGCCTTGATTGCTGGCTTCGCCATGACTCATTCCTTTTCCGTTATATTTAAGGCATCGGTATTGCGCTCGACACCCATTGAAATCAACATACTTTCTACGTTTTGGGTAATCTGAGAGGTGACTGCATCCACCCCCGCATCCCCCGTAAACTCTGCTAACCCTTTAAACCCAATGCGCCCATCAGGGGTGCGGCCAAACTCCAGCGTAATCTTTGCCATATCAAGCCCCTCCAATGGATGCGCAGCGCAGCAGCCTGTGAAAGGCCCTTGATACCGCATCATCGTTTTTATATTGCTGTGCGCGAGTATTTGCTGCGCGTTGTTTTTTGGGGATGGGCTCCTTCGCACCCTCAACCTTGCTAATCCATGCGCCTTTTAAGTTGCGGCAGTAATTACATACACCGCCAGTCAACACCCAACATGGCCGCACTCGACGGCACGCAGGGCAGGGAATAAATAACCCAACCTCTGTCACTAAGGTGTACACATAAGGCTTTCTGTTTGAACGGGTAATAAACCCCCTGGCAATAAGCATTTGTAATCGCCCGTGAACACCTCTTTTTGATGCGCCACCAACACTAACGGTTAGTTCAGTTCTCGTGGCTGGGTGGTCGCGCAACTGCTCAATAATCTTTTCAACAAGCATGTGGTAATCCTTATCAAAAGTTTTTAGGCCACACCGAATTGGTGGCAGTACTGTACTCATTAAGATGGCTAACGAGCGCCTTGCATTGTTCGGTTTGCGCTTCTGGTAAACCATCGGTCCAGCGGATAACACAGCTATTAAAGCGTGCGACATAAATGGTGCGACTTGCAGCACCACCAACACGCTCAACGATGGCGACCGCTTTCTGTGAAAGGCGAACGGTTGGAAAGTTAATTTCAATGACTGGACGTGAGTACGAAAGATTAAAAGCAACTATTTCGCTGCCTGCTCTACATAGCAGTGCTACGGCATTTTTCACTGCGCGACGGCGTTCATTAAGCTTCATCATTTATGTAATCCTCTTTTACAGCTGACCAGTGTTCATCCAAATCACCACATACGATATCGAAGAGCACATGACTCATAGTTACCACCAATGCAAAAATTGTTATTTCAACGCTAGCTTCTTTATTGAGACTATTGATCTGAAAACACAAAAAATAATCACCTTCGTCAACGTCAAATTGAATACAAGAGAAAGGCACGCTAACACTCCCATTAATGAGTAAACATTGAAGAGTTTCTGGAGCAATAGTGACAATGCCTTTGAAGTTGGTATCAATACGCCCATAATGTCGAAACATTGCTATTCCCCCTTACACAGCGAGCTATGAGGGCAGCCGCTTCGGCATGACCGATACATTTGAACGCGCATTGGGTTTGTCACTGAAAACTTTCGGTTTTGATGGCTTTGACACACATCTAACGTGATATCACCTAGCATTGGACAATCTACTGTTTTACCAAGTAGCGCACCTTCAACACGTTCTCTCACTCGCTCAATATTTCCGTTGCTGTATTTCCCGTTTAGTACCTGGCTAATGACCGCTTTGCTGTACCCAATACGTCTGCTAATTTCAGCCTGTCCGTGTTGTTCACATTCTGTTTTTAATGCTTCAATCCAGCACATAAACAACCGCCTTATTTAAATCAAAAACACATCGCTCTTTTGTCCAATGACGCGGCGCATGCGGACCTGTATTTCTCAGTAAGCGATACATAGCAAAAGGGCCATTTTTACTTGGGTCTTTTTTGAGATAACCCGCTCTTCGTAGTACACCCACAAACACACTTGCATAGTTCAAGCTAACCTCGGCGGTTTGTGCAATATCTGACGGAGTGAACACACCTAAAATACGCATGGATTGCCACATCTTTTGTTTTGAGTTGCCAGATTGATAAGTAGCTTTTACGCCCATAATTAATGCCCTCGCTTGGTTGGCCGATGACCAAGGAAGAAATCACGTTTAAACTGCGATTTACCAATCATTGAAAGCCCTTGGATTTTTGCTTCTTGCTCAATCTGCGCCAGACCAACAACAAGACGTCGAATCTCTCCACGCGTCGCTGCAATCAGCTCATTAAGTAAGTCATCTTGAATCTCGACCTCGCACATTCCCTTAGCCATCGTTACTGCATCGTCATGGTCACAAGGTGCAAACTCAATCCAGTGCATAATTCTATTTTCAAGTTGGGCATAGCGAGCAATCTTCTTGCGCATCTGCCCCATACCTATCATTAATACAGGCACGGTTGAGAGATCGTGAATGTCACGCAATGTCTCCATCATTTGTTCATTACCAACAATATGATCGGCTTCATCAACAAAGAGGGGGCGCTGCGTTTCAGCTAGCTTTTCTATTACACGCATTTCAAGAGCGGCACGGGTTCCTTTCGTATCTAGGTCCAATTCTTCTGCAATGGCACGTATCATTGCAGATGCGTTCCATAGGGCTAGCGCGCGAACGTAAACACCGTTACAGCGGTTAATTAACCACGTCGTGGCGGTTGTTTTCCCTAGCCCTGAGTCTCCCCAGACCAACCCCATACCCGGTGTATTAAAAGGTCGGTCTTCGAGCGCCTGATAAGCACTGGCTAAACGGGCTACATTCTTGACAGGAATAATTTTATGCTTCATAGTTTTCTCCGTAGTTGTTTTTTGGCGGCAGTGTTACTTAGCGGAATGCGCTGTCGCCGAAATCTTCCCAGACCATGTAACGGCCTTTAAATTCAGGAGTGGTTTCATAGCGTTTTTTCCAGTGTGTATTAACCTCATCTAGCTGTTCCCCAACTTCCACCTTGTCGTTCAACTCCAGCCACCGTAAAAAACGTGTCTCTTCTGTTTCATTTTCTTTCTGAGACTCACGATGTAAATCCCGCAGGATATCGAAATCCTTTTGCGTCAACTGTGGGATATCTGACTTCCCTTCATTTTCTAGCGCCTGTGTTGCATCAGCGGCACCTTGAAGGGAGGCGTTATTAAAAAATTCGGTTCTTTTTGGCATGGCGACTACACTCGCAACTTGCTCTTTAGCGTGATCAATAATGCGGTCAGCAACATCTCGGGTTTTATATTTACGCTTAGATCGGTTGATAGCTTTCTTGGCCTCACTTAATGCCGAACGCTGTAGACGCTTCGCTTCAGCAGCAACATCTGCACGGTTAAGGCCTTCGTATTCAGGACTGTTTGCAATGCAGATAAACGTGCCGTCGAGCTCGCTTAAAATCACACGTCCTAGGTCATCTTTGTCGTAACGCGTTTGAACTTGATGCCCGATATACAGCGACAACTCAGGAGCACTGTAGTGGATACCGTCAATCCTGATACCTTTCTTACTAACAGAGCGAATACCACCACTGGTCGGTACAGATAACAGCTGATCTAACGCGCGCTCATTTTCAACGCGAACAATCGCACCGTTATAGCTATTGACCTTCTCAAATGGACTGGTATTTAAGGATCCATGTTCACGATGCATGTAAACGCTGTTAACCCAATCATCACAAAATACTTGAAGCTCTTCTGGTGTCATATTGACGCGAATGACTTCTCTATCTTTATCCTTTTTCTTTCCTTTCATTAAACGGTCAGCAAAAGATTTACGCGCCTCTATATCTTTACGCTCTGAAACATTGTGACCGACAAAGCCAGGCTTTAACTCTAAAAGGTCGTGGCTAAAGCTACGAAAGAAACGTTCAATATGCGGCTTTTCCCACGGGCTAAAGGGGGTACATATGTCATAGGTAATATCGAGTGCATCCAAAACGCAGAGCATTCCTCGCGATACATAATCAGAACCATTATCCAACTTGACGCCCGCAGGTTTTCCGAATTCAAGAATGGCACGGCGCATCAAGGCCGCATTCGATTCCGTTCTTGGTGTCTCTGTAACCATTAGCATTGGGCGTCGAGACCATACGTCGATGAGACCTGTGAGGTGATAACGACGCTCACTACCATCTGGCAAAGTACACAATAAATCCGCAGGGGTAGCATCTAGCTCCCACAACTGATTCAATTCATTAATGCCATCACTAATACAGCCAAATGCTGCCATGTACGTACTGCGCCATTGGTCTGGGTTCTTTATGCTCATATAAAGACTGGCATTTTCTTCCTTCCATCGTTTCAACCAACGCTGAGTTGACGTTAAAGAAGGAATATCGAGGGAAGTCCCACTAAATTGCGCCATAATGGCCTTTCGCATTTTCATGCCTTCTGCATGTGGGAATTCAGCGATAAATGCCACCGCGAACTCTTTCATGTCAGGCTGAACCTCAATGATGAACGCACCCTTATTTGATGCTTTACGAGAATCTAAGGCTGCTAGACCGCCTTCTCTATACCACTTCCTCCAACGACGAACAGAAGCATCACTAATAGAGCCCCCCAGCACAGCATATGTACCTTCATCTAACTCAAGCTCTTTCGAATTAAAGAGACAAACAAAATCTTTTGTTGCTTGGGTTCGTCCTTCTTCGACCTTCGATATATAGATATCGCAAGCACTGAGAACTTCTGCACGAGCAAGGCATCTAGCTTTGCGCGCACCAGTTATGCTATTCATTGCCAGTGCTTTTTCGTCGGGTGAAAGTGAGTCTGCTTCCTCGGCATTTTTCATTTGCTTAAGAACGCTAAACTTTTCCCGTGCGGCGGCAATTTCTTTCTTTGCTTGCATCTCACGAAGGTATTGTTGCGTCTTGGTTGGCAAGCAATCGATATGATATTCAAATGCTTTTGAACCTTGGCGCTTGCGAAAACTCTCGCCAGCAGCCAAACCGATCTCTCTCGATGATAATTTATCTAACTTGGCTCTTATATTATGAACATTCGTCGGCATATCTGGCAGACCAGTACATTCTTTTGCTGTTAACCACATACATACACCTACGCAATTTTCTTGTCATAACGACTAGGCCAGATTGACTCAGGCTTTTCATTAAGTGCATCAGCAATAATTCGCTCCCCTTTTGGCCATCGCATACGGAATACATTTCGCAATGTTGCTGGGGCTAAATCATTCGCTCTTGCTAATGCCGAAAGATTTGTCCCTAGCTTCTCTAGAGCGCATTTCACATCAGCGTCATGCCAGTCATGATCATTTGTTTGCATTTTGATATCCTTGCGGGTTACACGCCCGAGTAAATATATCGTGTTGCTTGTTGGTGTAATTAATATAGCGACGAAAAATCCGGATGTCAACACCACTACGGATTTTTCTCCTTGTGTTTTATTTAAGGGTTTCTAATGACAAAGCTAGATGTACCAACGAGTTCCGGAGAAAAATCCTTAATCTCGCAAAATAATCCCTTAGGGATTATTCCTAGCGAACAAATAATCCCCTTTAAAGAAAGGTTAAAAGAGGTTATTGGTAATGACTCAATAATGTCGTTCGCTAGAAAGTGCAACCTTTCGGATAAGACTTTAAGGGATTACATGAGCGGCAAGTCTTACCCAACTCTAGATAGACTTGCGCTAATAGCAGAGGCATCAGGTAGAAATATTAGCTGGCTAGCAACAGGAATAGAATCTGCCGCCATCAAGGTAGAAAGGGTTAACGAATTAATTCACGTTCCCCAGTATGATTTAAGAGCCAGCGCAGGCACTGGCTGCCTTGTGGTATCGGAGACACCTATTGCTGAGTTTTCTTTTTCAAAGGAATGGTTGATAAGCCAAGGCCTCAATGGAGCGAAACTGTCCGTGGTTCCCGTTTATGGAGACTCTATGGAACCTACTTTGGTAGATGAAGATCTAATGTTGGTTAAGTTAATCGATGATCCTAGAGAGGGGCGCGACGGCGTTTGCGTAATTAGGATAGATGATGAGATAATGGTGAAGCGGATTCAGTATGATTTCATGAAACAAGGCTACTATGTTCGCAGTGACAATAGTGCTTACAGTCCGTTCTTTATCGAGAAAGAAGAACTTAAGAGGTTTCATGTTATAGGTCGCATGGTAAGAGTTCTTCAAAGGGCCAAGCAAACACCTGTAAGTTAA